CATTTTCGTTTCTCCTTTCATTTGTTTCATAGACCCAAAAGACCCACATGTCCCCCAAGTCCATAATATTAATGATTTATGCTTAAATTTTATTATCGAAATAAGCCATTGACAAAGGAAAGATACCTCTTTGCTATTTTTCCATACCGAGGCATATTTTTTCATAAATAAAAGCGCAAGTCATTTTTCGACTTACGCTTTTTATAAAAATTCTTATAATGCTTGTACTAATAGAAATGTTTTTGTTTACACACAAGCTTATGATATTATAAAGTAATATTATTTTGTAATTGATTTTTTTCTCCTGCCAATTTTAAAATCATCACTTGTTACTTCTCGTAATACATCCCATTTATCTTTAGCTATGGCACTTTCTGTAAACCTAACCATATTATTGTAATCTTCTGATGAAATATAAGGCATGCAATATATGGCCTTACAAAAATCCATAAACTTAGTATAAAGATATAATTCCGAAAGGTTATCTAAATTAAGTATTTCTTTTATTTTTTCACTTATTTCTTTGTACCTGTATTCTTTTTCTACTTCTTTATCAACAGCTTCAATGTATTTTTCCACTTTTTTATCAACATCTTCAATGTCTTTTTCCGTTTCTTTATCAACATCTTCAATGTCTTTTTCAGTATCGTTTTTTTTCGTAATAACAAAATTAAATCTCTTCATCATATGGTACAAACCAACCAGAGTAGGTGTAGGTAAGCTGTCCTCATATGTAAATGAATATTCATGTTCTTTCAATCTTAATGCAAGCATACCCAAAATAAGCTCATCCAAATTTTCCGCTTCAAACATTGCCTTTTGATAATCTTTATCTTTAAGATTATCAAACATATATGAATAAATCATTTTAAAAGAAAATTCTTTACTGTTTTCATAAGCTACTTCTTCCCGTAAGTCTTTTAATGACATTAAAACTTTTCTCATGTATTTATATCTAATAAGAGGATTTGTATGGTACAATTCTCTTAATAGCACAATAAGCTTATCATTTATTTTTTTTGATAAAACAGCTTCAAGCTTTGCATTTAAAAGGCTTGGGTGGTTTTTTATCATTTCAAAATCATCTGTACTTAAAAACCTCTGTATATTTGCTGCAATAGAGGCATTACGTTCATATCTTGTTGCTAATATCCTATCATTACTACGGCCTTCAAAGTAGTTTGAACAAATTAAAATTAATAAATACCCCTGTAACTCCGGTTTTATCGAAAAGGGGCTCTTGGGATTTTCGGTTTCTTCTTTAAAATCGTTAATATTAATTAACCCATTGCTTTTATTTGCTATTACATTTAAATAATTCTTTAATGTTTTTTCAGTAATAGTATAGTATTCATCACCATTTTCTTTTTTTAAAGTTTCTATAAGCAAACGAAATTCCGAAATATTCATTGGCTCATGTCCAAATTTCTTTTTTACTTCTTCCGGAGTTATTATAGTCTTAGATTTTTCTTTTTTTACACTTCTTTTTTCTGAATCCCTAACTCCACTCACAAAAATCCCCCCTGATACAACAATATAAAATATTGAAAACAATTTAATTATATAGCTTATTTTCAATATTTTCCATTAGAATGACAAGCAATATGATTTTTTGTGGCTTTTGCTATTTGAGTATTATCCAAAAAAGTACACCTTAACGAACACCAATTTTTATTATCAAAAAGTGTCCGTTAAGGTTCTTTTTTATTTTTGGGATATGTCCGTTTTATTCGCCACTTTTATGGACACTTTTTTCTTTTGCCAGCCTGTAAAATGTAGTACGTTTAATGCCAAGTATATTCATAGCTTCTTTTGCTGTTATATTGCCATTTTTCCATTCGTCATAGACTTCATTAAACTTATTATTTATATTAATTTTAGGTCTTCCAAGATGTTTTCCTTTTGCCTTTGCAGCATCTATTCCTTCCTGTTGTCTTTTTCTTATAGTTTCTCTTTCCTGTTGAGCTATACTTGATAAGACTTCAATAAGAATGTTATTTATCATTTCGATTATCCACTCATGACCTGCAGAAACCTGCACCATTGAAGTAGGAAGGTCAATAATCATAAGTCTTATACCATTATTCTTAAACCATTCAAGCTCCGTTTTTATATCCTCTTTATTTCTTGAAAGACGGTCAAGGGATTTAATATAAAGAATGTCGCCTTTTCTCAATCCAAGCGGACCTTTTAAAGCCTGATAGCCCGGTCTTTCTAAATCTTTTCCGCTTTGCTTATCAATGATTATACCATTTTCGTCTACATATTTTTTAAGCTCTGTAAGCTGTCGATCAAGATTCTGTTCCTTTGTGCTTACACGGGCATAGCCAAATATTCTTGTTTCCAAATTTATTAATCCTCCAATACTTCATTTTCAACTATTGACATATCATCTGAAATTTCTTTTTTAATGGTTTCATCTGACGATAATGCTCTTTGAAACTCGGTAGCTATAGGGGCATGCTTTAAAGCCTGCTTTATAACGGTTTTCTTTGCCATTTCCTCATAAGCTGTTTTCCATGGACTGAAACTATTGTCAAAGGCCTTGCTGTATGTCTTTGCATAAGCATCCATTTCAGCTTTGCTCATGACGGAAAATCCATAGCCGCCATTTTGTGTTCTGAAAAGACCATAAAAATAGACCGGCTCTCCTCTGTCAGAAAAAGCCGGTCTATGTATTAGCTTTGGCTCTAAGCCATATTCATATTGAAATAAGTCATTGCTGTAAACAGTCTGTGCTTGTATTGTCTGCATATTTCCATTTCTGTAAGCAAGGTCAATTAAGCCCTTGTAACCTATCTGGAACTGACACTCAAGAATACCTTTATTTTTATATGGTATAAGGTATGCCTGCCCAAGTGGCGTATTAGGTTCAAGACCAAGCTGTGCAGCATTAAGCAATGCACTTATGAAGCTTATTGGTGTGCATTGTCTTAGCAATGGTGTATTGTTTAGTGATGACAAGGCAATTCGCATAAATCTTTCAGGCGTTATTACACTTGGCAGAGCCTTTTTTATTTCAGGCTCCATTATCTTTATCATATCCTGTATAGAAGTATCTTTTGTTATTTTCTTTTCTTCTGCTTCTTGTGCCTGCTTCATTAATTCCTGTTTAATATCTACTGACATATTATCCTTCCCTTATGCCGTTTGACTTATAATAAATCTTCTTAAGCTGCTTGTTTTACAGTATTCATCATAAATTTCCGGTTTTTCTTCCTTTAAAAGCTTGCTGTCAAGCCTTTTCTGCTCAAAGGACGACCACGAAACCTTATATCCATCAGCCAGACCATAAGAGGCATCACCCATCTGTAACTTTATTCTCTGTTCAATTTCATTCTTTTCATTTTCTAACTTTGAAATGAGATTTAGAATATCACTTCTTCGCTTGAGCATATCATTGCAGTTGTTAAGCTGTATGGTTTTACTTTTATCACCTATGGAATACAGCTTTGCTATTTGTTCTGAATAGCTGTTCGAGCCGTCAGGGTTTGGCATAACTCTTTTTAATACATTTTCACTCCAAAACCTTTCTTCTATGGCTATAAGGCAGCTTATAAGTTCTTCATCTCTTTCTATTTTTCTTACTATAAATTCTTTACCGAATATAAGTGCCGCTATATACCAATAGTCAAAGCCACTAACTGCAAGATAGTGCTGCACCTGCATTTGATAATGTGGTGGTATTTCACCATTTTCCCATTTGTCCGCACTATAAGGTGAAACGGTTTTGCATTCAAGGCCGGCTTTTTCACCTACAATAAGTCTGTCAAAGTCTGCAAGCATTATTGGGTGATCCTCATTCTGATAAATACAGTTAGCTCGTCTTACCTTTAAGCCTGTTTCTTCCATAAATCTTTGGGCAACATACTCCTCTAAATCTCTGCCTTGCCTCATGGCTTCGTTATCAATGTCAGATATTTCAGGGGTTATTTTATCCTGATATACCTGTAAGGCTGAAACATAAGGATTAAAGCCTGTTACTGCCCCGGCATCAGTTCCTGTTATGCCCGTTTTTCTGAATTTAAGCCATTCTGCTTTTGGTAAGTTCAGTGTTGATACAAGTTTCTTCATTTAAAATTTCCTCCTTTTCTATGACCCTTTAGTATGTTCCACACATCTGCTAACGGTGTGTATGGTGCTGTCATAAGAAGATAATATATAAATGAAATATTGATATATACGAATATAAAAGCAGCAACTTTATTTTATTTATAACTTTAATAAA